GATGACAGTCGATTCAACAAGTCAGCTTCCGTGAACCTCGAGTACGCCATGGCTCTCTTCAAGATTAAGCTAGAAACCTCAAAAAGCGACCCGCATGAAAACAACGTTAACAAAATCGTTCTGAGTTTTGAAGGCTACGGCACAGCTCCAGCAGGCAACGGCATCACCATAAAAGTTTGGAATCACTTGATTTTGGCTTGGGAAAACGCCCAAGTAGGCACAGGCGGAGCCGACGAGACTATCAGTATCACGCTGACTTCGAACATAACCAATTACATCAAGATGGACTCTTCGGGGGTTGGCTACATCTACCTTCTAGCCAGAACGACTAACCCAAGCAATGGCACGACCCCAGCCATTCTCTACTGCGACTATGTGAAATGCACTCTAACCGTGGAAGGCTTGACGCATGTTAAATTCGGCACTTTCAACGATGCCGACGACGTGTCCGTCAAACCGTTTCTGCTTCATACCGAGTTCCTTGTCATTGGATGGATGTTTGAAAATGTACCCGCAACATAGGAGGAAAATGAAAACATGAGCGTGTACGGAGCGCATGAAGCAAAAATCTACTACGTACAAGAAGCAACCTACGGAGTGACGCCTGCAACCCCGAGCATGCTTGGGATAGCGACAGCGGAAAATGTTGAACCCGCCTTAGACCCTGGATTAATTAAAGTCAGGGGCATCGGCTCAAGAGACTTGAAAACCATTCGCAGAGGCTTAAGACAAGTCGACTTGAAAGTGGCTTATGCTCTTCCAAGCGATGCGCCCATCAATTTCTTGCAGTACATAACGACTCTGTACTCTGCGAGCATTGAGGTTTTCTACGAGAAGGCAAGTGGCATCATCGACCTATTGCACAAAGGCTGCCGAATGGACAAAGTGACAGTTGAGTGTTCCATCGAGGACGTAGTTAAGGCCACAGCTGACCTGATTGGTCAAGATTTGGCTGTTGGAACCGCAAAGATTACGGGTGCCACATACGCCGACTACAGTGGTGCAGTTCCTTTCAGCGACAGCTACGTGCAGCGTGGAGCCGGAGACGGCTCAGGCTTAGCAGCAGTTGAAAGAGTAACCGACTGGAAATTCAATATTGAAAACAACTTCAAACGAGTCCCAGTGATCAGAAGTACAAGTGGCTACCTGCTCAAGTATCTGCAAGAGCGCCATCGAGTTTTGACAGGCGAGTTGACCTTCGAGTTTGAAAGCAAGCAAGAATATGATGACGTCGTCAATAATAGCGAGTTTAGTCTCAAACTTGGCTTAGGCGGAACCAATAGCGCCCTGTTCAAATACTGCAAGTGGGAGAAAGTCGGCTCACCAGCAAAGATTGAGGACCTTGTTTCTCTAAAGGCGCCATTTGTTGCCAGAGACGTTGTCATAAGCTGAGAGGTGGCTAACATGAGAACTGAGACCATTGAGATAGATGAGCGCTACGGTGCAGAATTTCAGGGGAAATATGTATTTTCTGAAATTACATGGGCGAAGCGCAGCCGCATCATCCAGAAATGGACTAAGTATCATCACATCACTGGACAAGTCATAAGTAGCGACTTTGTGGCTATTCAAGCGGAGACTATTTGGGCTAGTCTGAGAGAGCAGCCAGCTAACAAACCCATAACATTAGAGAAGTTGCTTGGCGAAGAAGAGGGCATCCCAATTGAGTTAGGTGAACTCTTCTCGAAAATAGCCAACAAGTTGTGCGGTATAACGCCTGATGAGCAACGTTTTTTATCAGAGCAATCCGAAGAGGCAAGCCGCACTCAGCACTCACAGAGTACAGACTCTGCAAAGAATTCAACAAGTTGCCCAGCGAAATTAGGAGAGAGTCAGCCCGGGACATCGAGACTTTCATCGTGATTTTGGGCGAGGTTGATCGTCAAACCGAGGAGGAAATTGGTAAGGCAAAGCGGGAGGCGCATCATCGTGTCCGTTGAGATGCAATTTGACGTGTACGGTATTCCTGAGCTGCAACGTAAACTTGACCGCCTAGACCTGAGCATGCGGAGTCGTGTCGATGAGGCTTTAGACTTTGAGGTTAAGGCTATGCAGACTCGAGCTCAGAGTTTGGCGCCTAAAAAAACTGGCTACTTGGCTAGCACTATCTTCGCTGAGCGGGTTCGTGAGTGGGCATTCAAATTGGGCGCCAGGGCGTCTTACGCGGCCTTCGTTGAATTCGGAACTCGCTTCATGCAGGCTAGGCGCTATCTCAGTCGCGCCTTGGAATTAGGCATGTTTGGTTTGGTGCAACATGTCAACCGTGCAATTGATGATGCGATCAGGGAGGCGAGCACAAGTTGAGCTTCCACGAGATATCTGTGGCAGTCAGAGCTGAAAACCGCACGATGGGTATTTTCAGAACAATAGCCTCAGATGTATTCCAGCTAGGCGTTGCTTTTGGAGCATTAGATTCTCAAACAGGCCGTACAGTAATGCAAATCTTCTCAGTAATCAGACTCATGACTTCTCTTAGGGCAATTTTGGCGACAGTAACAGTTACTCAACACGCACATAACACGGCTGTGGGCGTACAAACAACACTGCAAGGCTACGCCATCACCACGGGACACGGGTTGAGTCTCAGTTACATTGCACAGGCTGTGGCTGCTAAAATTGCTGGAGCCGCTACGTGGTTCCTAAACGCTGCGTTAGCCATGAAAATCGCTTTGCTTACCTTGGGCATAGGTTTGGTTATTGCCACAGCCGCCTACATGACATGGCTTGCCTCTACTACCCGCGATGCTGCGTCTGCTCAAGCTGAATATAACGCAGAGTTAGCGAAGACTCCGACACGGTCGATTAGGCGAGCTGGAGAAGAAGAATACTATCGTCGAGGCGTTGAATATTGAGCGTATCCTTACCAGTGTGCTCCCTTGTTTTTGGCACGGTAACACCGCCTCAAAGCGACATCGTTGAGCTTAGGGTTCATTTAGGTGCAACTGATGAAGTAAGCAGCTTCGAATGTCTACTGCAGAATTTCGATAAGAAGTATAGTTCTGGCGGAACCTATCCCATCAACGTAGGCGATGATGGAAGCATAAGCATTGGCAGAGGCGCAAGCAACCCATTAATCGCAACCATCACGGTTGAAGAAATCAAGGCTCTCTCAGATTCCCGTGGTGAAAACTATCTGCGAGTTCTAGGTCGCTGCTGGGGAGAGCGGCTTTTCCGCAGGGTCGTAACGAAAACCTACGAGAACAAGAAAGGTGAGGAGATTGTCAAGGACCTCATTGATTATTTTGTGGGCCTCAGCCATGTCAGGAACTCGGTCGAGTTAATAGAGAACACCGATACCACGTACACCAAGCTTGATCCTGAAAACACGCCTGTCTTTGACCTTTTGAAGTTCATTGCCAAAAGCGCTGACAAAGCTGGAACAATTGGATTCGATTTTAGGGTGGCACCTGACGGAAAATTCGAGTTCTTTCCCAAAAACAGCAAAACATCATCTGTGAGTCTTTCTGAACGGCTTGATGTCAGCGAATATCGAAAGAGCATTTTTAGGAAGAGAGACAAGATTTTTGTTTACGGCGCGGCGGAGAAGAAATACCCGTCGAATGGAGACTCCTGGACAGAAACCCTTGACATCAACAATGATTTGATAAATGATTGGGTGAGCGGCACTGGCACTGGAAGCGTGTCACTTGATGGCACGACTAAAGCAGTGGGCTCATATTCTATTAAGCACAGCAATAGCACACCAGATTATTACAGTCGTTTGCGCTTGATCATTCCGTCGGGTTGGCAGCCAAACCTCAACAAGTATCCAACCGTACAGTTTCAAATCCGCCGTGAAAGCTCATTCAATGGGCAAGCATCACTTATTTTGCAAGATAACCTTGGGAATTGGGCGTTTCGAGAGTTTCAGATTCAAGCTGACAAATGGGTCTTGCAGAAATTCAACGCTGGTAAGAAATACGCCAATGAATGGCAAGGTTCAGCCGTTGAAGCGGGTACTTTCAATTGGGAGATAATTAACGAAGTCTTTTGGGATATGTGGTTCAGTGGGACCGGCACTGGCGCCTTTTGGGTCGATAACTTTTTCTTCAACAGTGCTCGATGGAGCGGAACTTATGGCTCTGGCTCTAGAGAATTAGCTGAGACTGACGAGGAATTACACTCCGATAATGAATGCTTGCTTCGAGCCAAGTCGCTTTATGACCATTTGAGCAGCCCAGCCGAGTACATCAGAGTCACAAGCGACGTAATCGATTACGGGTCTACACCCATTCTTGGAGGCGATAGAATTTGGGTAACGTTGCCCAACGAGAACGTTGACGGGTACTACCGAGTCATAAGCATTGAATATCGTCTAATTGCTGAAACTCAAACTCTCGAAACAACGTTTGAGCTGGGTAAAGAGCCGCCGTTGCTCGCCGACTACTTGTACGCCTTAAGAAGCAAAACGGGAAGCCTAGCCCGCTACAAACTTGGAAGGATATAGCGTTGAGAAGGCAAGAGTTCTTTCGAATCACGCAGTGGGCACGCAAATATGACAGGGACAGCGGCAAATTCATAGTTAACATCAGCTATGAGACTGCAGCTCCTCAACCGACTAAGCGGGTTGTGGCTGTGGCTGAGAGCTTCGGATTAGGCTTAGACCAATGGGAGAAATTTATAGTCTATGATAATGTTGAGTTGAAAATAGGTTCCACAGACATCGTTCTAATCACTGGCGATTCAGGCAGTGGAAAGTCTGTTCTGCTCAAGGCTTTAGAAAAAGACATCAACCAAGACATGGAGTCAAGTTGCATAAACATCGGGGATATTCAACCGCAATCAGACAAGCCTCTCATCGAAACTGTTGGCTACACCATTGAGGAAGGCCTAGAGCTACTGAGTAAAGTTGGCTTGAACGATGCCTTTTTGTTCTTGCGCAGCTTCGAACAGCTGAGCGATGGGCAGAAGTACCGTTACAAGATTGCTAGGATGATGGAGAGTAAGGCTCAGTTTTGGGTTATGGACGAATTTTTAGCAACGCTCGACAGAGACACGGCTAAAATCGTAGCCTACAATCTTCAGAAGCTGGCTCGTCAAGAGGGAAAGGCAGTTCTAGC